TTCGCCCAGATCACGACAGGCTGGGCCATGTCGTAACCCTTGGTCTTCATGTTCTCGACAAGGGCCCGCAGGACGTCTTGTCGCACCTGGAAGAGAGTGGAGAACGGCGGGGCCATCTCCAGGTCTTCCGGTGGCATCATCATGAGTTCCTCCAAGTCGAACACGTGTCACTTCCTGGGTGCGTACAGCGATCCACCACTCCGGGGAACATCCCGGGTGTCAATCTGGGTAAATCGATTCAATAACGATCAAAGACGTGCGAAAGGATTAGCGTGTATCAGGCACGCTTCGACGATCGGGAGGCGGCGACGCGATCCAGGTAATCGAAGTAGTGCTGGAAGGCCACCGCTGCCTGCTCTGTCAGCGTCGTGTCGTTGCGGATCGCGAGCGTCGCGATACGGTCGTGATGGTCACGACTGACCAGGACGTGCTTGAAATTCTTCGTCTGGCCCGCCGTGACGCGGCTCGTTTTCTTCAAGGTTCCCTCCGTCGGGGTCAACGTCGTCGTCAACGGCTCTATGGTATCTTCAAGGATTCTATGCGTCAATCAATTTCTTGAGGATTTCGGTAAAGGTAATCCAGAGTCTGGTAAGGGATGCCGATCGGAGATGAGTATGTTGCTCATGCCGGACTTCGCCAGCAAACTCAACCACCTGTTGTCGGCCCGTGGCCTGACGCAAGCCGACTTGCGGGAGGCGATCGGCAGGACCGTGTCCAACGCCACGGTGTCGCACTGGTGTTCCGGCAAGAGCCTGCCGAGGCTGGACGAGGCGTACAAGGTCGCCAGCGTCCTCGATGTGCCGCTCGAATTCCTCGCGGACGATTCAAAGGCGGCCCCGGAGGTTCAACCGCCTGACGGGCTGACTGACCGCGAGCGAGAGATCGTGAGCATCATCCGCAAACTGGGGGTGGAGCGTGCGGAACGCCGGCTGCTCGGCATCCCGCACCCGGACGACATCCGGCCCGCGTCCTGGGACTGAGTCAGACGGGCTTCAGTTCGATCTGGAAGACGCCCGGGGCGAGCGGGGAGTCCGCGTTGGGCAGGATCAGGCCGAGCGTGTCGCACGGCGGCAGGTGCTCGTGGATGCTCTCGATGGTGGCGTCCGGGGCGAAGCGGATCCGCAGCTTGTATCCGCCGATGATGCAACTGCAAACGGCCGTGGGCGACAGCCCACCAATTGCCTCTGTGACGACAGGGGAGGGCTGCGTCATCGTGCGTGCTCCGTGGGGGTCGGGCAGCGAGGGCGTTGATTCACGCCGGGGCCCCGACGATCTAACTGTAGCAGGCGCCTGAACGGTCGTCCACTATTTTCGTACAGCATCGTCGGTGCCATCTTCGGCGGGCGGCCAACGTCGGCCGCGTGCAGGGTATTCGCACGCGGGGCGGGGATATTGGTGTACATAAGGCCGGATGGAGCGATGGCCGTACAATGACGATAATGATGCGAGGCGGCCTTCTGGCAGCGGATGGAGGGGAACATGGAAATGACTCTCGGGATGGCGAGGGAACTTGCCGCATACGCGATTCGCCGGATGAAGGCCGAGGGGTTTGCGATCCCGGACGACGCCGAGCCTTTGGTCTTCGCCCAATTGACGGAGGCGATCCTTGTCAAGCACGCCGCCAACAAGATCGAGCGGGAAGTCGCGGGCCGACTTGAAGGTTACATCAGAGGATGTTTCGACCGAATCGACGAGTATGCTCGCGGCATCGAATACGCCCGGTGATCCCGCGTCCCTCGCGACGCATCAGGCCGTGGCGACGCCCGGCGGGCCTCCGATCGGGATGGCCCCGATGCAGGAGATGCTGACCACGTCGGTCAGGATGGGCCTCTCGATACTGGAGCAGGGAGAGCACAGCGGGCGGATCGTCGCGAAGATGGACGCCCAGCACATCACTCAGGTGATCGACATGTCGGGCAAGGCCGACGAGAGGCGGCATCTCGACCGGCAGGAATCCAGGAAGGCCGGGTTGAAACTGGCAGCCCTGGGCCTGGTGTTCGTCTTTGCCCTGTCATGGCTGTTCCTGGCCTTCGGGAAGACGGACATGTTGCTGCCGATCATCACCCACATCACCACCGGGGCCCTGGGGCTGTTCGGGGGATACGGCTACGCCCGATCGAATCTGGCCCAGAAGCCCTGACGCAACGCACAAAGCCCGCCGGCCCCGGCGGTGGGACTGGCGGGCTCATCTGCGGCGACTGGACGGGCGGCAACGGCAGTATGCCAGCTTGGCCTCCCGCCTCGGCGGGTCGGGCGGGGGCTCGACCATTTTCCCGACGCCGGCACTATGGTCCGGCGGGGGCGGTGCGGGGCGTGGCGGCACGCACGGGTCGGGCGGGATCAGCAGCACGTCGTCGTCGGTCAAGCGGTGGGCTCCCGATCCGGGGAGAACACCGTCACGCTGGCCCAATCGAGTTGGAAGCCCATGTGCCGCAGATCGTCGTTGCAAAAGGGCGGCGGGGGCGGTTTGGGCACGGCGTAGAACAACGTCCGGGTCGCGACAGCCCGAGTCGTCATAAGGCCCTCTGCCAACTCCGGCTCCTTGGCGGCCCAGTCCCTAATCTCCCGCTGGCTCTCGGAAGGCAAATCTTTCACGCGTTCGGCGATGCTCATGCCTTCTCCCCACCCCTCTCGTGCCAGGATGTCGCGGACCTCGGTGAGTGCCTGCCGTGTCGCCTTGGTCACCACTCCACCTCCACCAGACGCAGCAAGGTCGGGTTGCGGACCACACTATACTCGGGCGGCTCCCCCGCGTGGAACCGCACCAGGCATTCCCCGCCGACCCGCAGGCCCGCCGACTCGGGCAACGCACGCGGGCGGTAGTCGGGCACGGTGTGATTATCGCGTCGGCACACCAGGAGCGCCAGCCCCTCGCAGGCGAGCCGGTAGTGGCCATGCCAGGGCTTGTCGTCGTCGTCATCGTCGGTCATGTATCCGTCCCGCTGACGCAGGCCAGGCAATCCCGCTCCGTGACGTGCCCGTACGACGCATCCGGGTCGGGCCGGCTGCCCTTGCCCAGCCAGCACACGCGGAGCGGCGTGCAGCCGCACTGGGCCACGGGGCCGCGATAGTCGCAGGACTTGTAGAGCAGGATGGCCGACGGGTGGATGACCACCAGCGGGGCCTGCGGGGGCGTGCCCACGGGCGGGGGCCCGGGCACGTCCTCGGGGCACGCGAACGGGGCCGGCTCGTCCGTCGCTCGCGTGTAGAGCATCGCCGCGTAGTCGCACCGCCCGGACGCCACCAGCGTGCAGAACCGGGCCACGGACTCGCCCCAGCACCCCTCGGGGCGTGCGGCCAGCGGGCAGGATGGGCACTTCATTCGGTGATGGTGCCCGAGCCCGAGATCAGCGTGAAGTCGGCGTCGCGGTAACTATGGTTATAGGTCATGGTAAACGGCGACGTTGTCACGACGACTCCGCTGATGCCCCCATAGCCATGAATGCCATCAACGGGCGTCACGCCGATGGCCACAGGTGCCCTGTTCCCTGGGAGTGCGGAACATCCATATGTCTGTCCGAACAACGCACACTGACCGGCACTAAGGACCGGGTACAGGAACCAGTGCATCTCGAAGTCGCCGGTCGTCGCGGCCCCGCTGGAGCAATCCGGGAAGATCCGACCATTGATCGTCTCGGTCCCTTCCCACCCGTCGCCGGAAATGGACATTGGCGTCTGGTACGTCATCGTGACCGTGTGCCCCGAAGGCGTCGTGTTGTAGAGCGTCTCCGAGATGGGCGTCGCCCCCGAGCAGTTCGCACAGCGGTAGCCGGTCGCGGCGGTCATGGTGGGGTTGACCGTGGTCGTCAGGTTGCATCCCGATGGGGTGAATGAGGTGCTGGTGAAGTTGTTGAACCGCGACCGGGTGCATTCCAGGGTGAGCGAGCCGCTGCTCCATGCGAACGTGATCGAGAAGTTACCCGACGCGTCCGTGGTCGCCGTCCCGAGCGTCGTTGCCCCCTGCTTGAGCGTGACCGAAACGCCGGACAGCCCGGTCGTATTGCACCCCTTGACGTTGCCGCTGACGACGTTGCTGGGCGAGGACATGGCGACATTGACCGTGGCCGTCGTGCAGGACCACGAGAACGTCGAGGTGTAGGTCGTCAGCCCCGACTTGCTGACCGTGATGTCCCACGTCCCGCTGATACCGGGGGTGAACGTCGCGTTGCCGGCAGCGTTGGTCGAGCCGCTGTAGCTCGTCGCCCCCTGCGTGATCGTGACCGTCGCGGACGCGACATTGACGCCGCCGCACTTGACGTTGACGGTGAGGGTGCCGGTGCAGGAGGCCGTGCAGCACTTGCTCGTGAACCACCAGCCCCCCATGCCGTCGGGGAACAGCCGGACGGTGTTGCCGCCGAGCGAGGCGGTGCTATTCGTCTCGTAGGCGTTGGTACCCGAGAGTGGGCCCGTGGCCAGCGTCCCGGCCGCCGTGCAGACCTTCTGGGTCCACGAGTAGGGCGAGGACGAGCCGGACAGCAAGGCCATGATCGGCCGACGCGGCAACGCCAGCCGCATCATGGAGCCGCTCGCCCCCGACGCGGAGTGCAGGCCGCCGCCGGGGTACGTCGGCGAGCCCGAGACGTGGGCCGCCCACTCATTGAGCGAATCGGCCGAGAGCGGGTCGCCCGACTCGAAGTCGTCGGGGCGGGGGATGCCGGGGTCCATGCTCAACAGCTCTCGAACCAGTAGCAGAAGTTCGCCCAGTAGACCCGCACGATCTTGTTGGTGAGCGTGCTCGTCGTCAGGGACGTGCCGTAGGCGGTTCCCGTCCTCGGCCCGTTGGCGAGCGTGCCCGGGGCCGTGGTGACCTGCTGCGTGAACGGGTGGGCGGTCCCGGTCGGGGCCCCGGTGATCTTGGCGGTGAACTCCAGCGGACGCTTGGCCCGCACGCCGGTCCCCGCCGGCCCGCTGTAGCCTTCGAGCCCGCTGGACGGGTCGAGGTCCATGCGACGCTCGTCGCCCCGCTCCAGCGGCTCGTTGAGCCACTGGTGGGTGAGTTCGTCGCCCCGCTTGATCGGCTCGCCGGGTGTGGGCTTGCTCATGTGAACAGGGGGCTCAGGGCCGCCGGGGTGTAGATGTTGGGGGACAACGCACGGATCACGCCGTCGTAGTCGTAGTCGCTGTTCCAGGGGCACTGCGAGTAATGCAGCATCAGCGACGCCTGGGCCTTGTTGGATCCGAGCCCGTTGGCGGTGAAGTCGGCGTTGAACGTCTCGAACAGGAGGTAGCCGGCCGAGTAGGTCCGCGTGCCCAGGGTGATCGTGTCCGAGTTCACGCAGCCTTCCAGCGGCTCCGCCACGGCCAGGAAGTTGTCCAGGCTGGGGATTTCGAGGCGGGTGATCTCGATCACGTGGGCCCCGACCCGGATGCCGACGTCCTGCTCCTTCTTGTTGGATGTCGTCGCGAAGGTGTAGGCCGTGCCGGGGACCGTGACGAACCGCGAGGCACCCCGGATCCGTCGGATGAGGTACGGCTGGGACGGGTCGCCGGGAAACCAGTTGAGGGCCGAGAAGGTCACATCGACGTTGACCGCACCCCAGGGAGACGACGCGGATGGGGCGTCGGGCGTCCCTACGGCCCGATAGTTGGCCGAGACGGCATAGAGGGCCTTGCTGGTGTACGGGTGCCTGAGCGGCTCCGTGCGGGTGATGGTCCCGGACGAGCCCGACCCGTAGCTCGTCGGCTTGCCCCCGATCTGCTCCAGGAACGTATCCAAATCGTCAAAATCGATCTGGAAGGTCAGGGTGTCCTCGCGGCCCGACTGGTCGAACTTGCCCCGGAACGTCCCCTGGCGGGGGTCGCTGAGGATGGCGTAGGAGACCGTGATGTCGTTCAGCGTGGTGGGCATGGGGTTGCGTGTCCGCGACGCCCCGCGCAATATCGGCGAGGTGTCGCCGAATCGCTCCGGGGAGGTGGATCGTGAGACGTACCTGGGTGTTGCTGCTGGGGATGTGCGTGGGGGCGGGCTGCGGGGCCAAAGAGCAGGGCGAGCCCCTCAGTAGGATGCTCAAGGCCGGCGACGACATGGTCTTTGCCAGATCGGGGCCGGGCGATCCGGCCGTCACTGGCTGGTACACATCGGACTCGACGCCGATGCCGTTCGGGACTGTCGTCCGGGTCGTGAGCGACCCCGGGCCTGAGACCGATTCGTCCAGGATGGTCCAGGTGTTCTGCGTAGACGGCCCGGCCCGTGATAAGGCCGCCAACGTCAGCCGTTACGAACTCCGCCCGCGTTAGGTCGCCACCCCGCCGAAGGTGCGGTCCTGGAACAGTTGATACATCTGTTCGAGGATGGTGCGGCTCCTGGTCTGCTCCTCCAGTTGCTTCCGAAGCGGGTCGTTGGCCCCGGACGTCTGGACGGCATCCTTCATCTCGGCCAGCCCGTGGAGCTGACGCGGTCCGAGGCGGTCCATCATCTCCTGGGCGGCCTGGGCCGGGGTCTTGCTGTTGTCCCTCATCATGCCCCGGGCCTGCTTCTGAGCCTCCTCGACCGACAACCCCTGGTCCATCAGCATGCGGACGGCCTTGGCCTCGACCTGCCCGGCGGTGCCCCCGCCCGCCAGGATGCCCATCATCGCGTCCCGGATCGGGTCGAATGACCCGGATTCCCGGAGCTGCTGGGCCCGCTCCTGATTCCGGTTCCGCTGGACCTGCTGGTCGCGACGGATGGCGATCCCTTCGTCCCGGTTCCGCTTGTCCAGGAAGGCTTGCGTCTCGGCGTCCGGGCCCGGGGTGACGTTGCCGAAGTACTCGGACAGCTCCTGCTTCCGCTTCTCGAACTTCTCCATGTCCGAGTTGATGTCATTCATCAGGCCCTGGATCTTGCGGCCGTGGACAGCCTCGGGCGCGCCCTGTTGGAGTTGCTTCAAGGCGTCGGGCGGGAACGCCCCGGGGTTGTTCCGAACCTCGCCCATCAGGGCGCCGAATGCGGCGGTGTCGCCCGCGACGGCTTTCGCCATCAAGTCCTTGATCTGCTTCTGCGTGTCGGTGCGATTCTTGTCCCTCGCCCGATTCATGGCAGCAAGGGCCTTCTCCCTGACCTCGGCCGTATTGCCGACGGTGCCAGCCGCCGTGCGGGTCGCGAATCGGGCGGGATTGTCGAATTGCTCCTTGGCAGACTGGAACTCACTGTAGCCCTCAGCCAAGGGATTGAGTCCGCCGAGCCCCTTGCTGCGGACGGCGGTCATGCCGGCCGTGAGCCGATCCAGGCCGCCCGCCTCGTTGATCGCCTCGCGGGTGGCCTGCTCCTGCTCGGCCTGGGCCTTGGGCCGACCGCCCTTCAGGGAGTCGGCGGCGGCCTGACGACGCTGGTAATCCTCCAGCCTGGCGGTCTGCTCCACCGTCCGCTCGGTGGCCTTGGCGAGTTCGTCCATCTCCTCGGCCTGGGTCTTCGCCCGGCCCATGCCCATCGCGGACATGAGCCGGTCCCACTTCTCCGTAAGGACGACGGTGGCGGTCACCACGATGCCGATGATGCCCGCCAACCCCGCCCCGAGCCCGAGCGACATGAGCAGCGGCTGGATGTTGTTGGCCAGCCCCTTCATGCCGTACTGGGCGTCATCGGCCGCGTAGCCGAGCTGAACGAGCCCCTGACTCATGGCGGCGAACTTGCCGCCGGCCTCGGACACCTGCTTCTCGGCCGCCTTCAGTTGCTGGGTGAGATTCGCGATACTCTGGGCGTAGACGGTCTGGGCCTGGATGATCTGGGCCTGCGACGCATTTGCACTCTTCATCCTCTCCGTCAGCGCGAGGAGGGCTCGTTCTTCCTTCTGAATCTCCTCAGTAAGCTTGCGAACGCGTTCCTCGCCCTCGATCCGCATGATGATGCGGTACGTTTCATCTGTTGTCGCCATGAGTCGGGCACCACCAGGACGGGAGGTTCATGGGTGAGCGTGACACCGCGTTCCGCGAGACGCCTGCGGGCTTCGGCGAACAGCGAGCGGCGGGCCTGCCTGCGTTGCTTGGTGGTCCCTGCCAGGAACCCGTCGCCGGCCTTGCCCTCGGATCGGAGCAGGGAGACCTGCGTGATGAACATATCCTCGATCGCGAGCAATGCGTCAGGCTTGCCGTCGCACATGCGATAAATGACCTCGCCCCACGACCGTTGGGGCGGCCCAGCCTCGTCCGGCGGCTCGATGGCGAGCGACAGCTCATCCAGCGATGCCAGCCCGTAGGCCAGCGAGCAGAGGGCGCGATACTCGTCGGGGGCGATGTTGGCGAAGATGTGCAGATAGTCCTCATCGCATAGGACATTGCACGGGCCGATCGTGAAGGCCAGGAAGAGTTGCAGGCCGACCGGGGTATTCAGCAGTCGCTCGCCCTCTGGGCTGGACGCCTTCGGAGGCCAGTCCTCGGCGAGCAGGTACGCCTCGGCGGCGAGGAACTTCCGCTCCTCCTCGTCCGCCGCCGCGATCGCCCCCCGGTAGGCCAAGGAGGGGTCGGGCACCTGGGACGCCAGAAACGTCTCGATCGCCGCGAGGTGCTTGACCCTCAGCGGCAACGCGAGATAACGCCGCCCCCCGAGCGTGACGGGGGACGGCTGCGGGAACGCCTGGTAGAGTCTCATCAGGTCGGGTCGGTGACCGCCCCGTCGGACTCGAATGAGCAGGTGTAGGTCACGTTGCCCTTGATGTCTTCGCTCAGGGCCAGCGAGGCGATATACGCGTTGAACGAGTAGGTCACGCCGGACTTGACGGTGAGCACCGTGGCGTAGATCGACCCCACGTTGAACGCGGGCTCGCCCGAGGTCTCGGCCCAGAGGGCGGTGAAGCTGCCGTTCATGCTCTTGATCGTGCGGCCACGCTTCTGCCAGCCGCTCGACGTGCTGTTGGTGGCGTCGAACGACGGGCAGGCAAGGGTGGCCTGCCACGAGGTGATGGGGACGGCCGTGGAATCGACGGTCGTCGCCCCCTCATAGCCCGAGGTGTAGGTCTGGGACACTGCGGCCATGATTCAGGCTCCCTGGGGTTGGGCGGCGGTCGGCGGGGATGGGATGGCGGGAGATGGGGCGTCAGACGCCGATGAGGATGAGCTTGTAGGTGATGGTGGCGGCCCCGGCGTCGATCTTGAGGTTCTTGTTGCTCGAATCGACGGTCCACGGGCCGGACGACTGGGCGGTCATCGCGGACAGGATCAGGCACGAGCCCGGCCCGACCTTGACCGTCTGCGTGGAGCCGCCGAACGGGGCGGACCAGACGTTGGAGGCCGCGTTTCCGACGGTGAGCATGGCCCCGTCGGTGGTGCTCGTATTGATGAGGATCAGGGCCTTGATCTTCGTGAACGTCACCGTCCCGAAGGTGCCGGTGAGGCTCGACAGGTCGAACGTCGCCGAGGTGGCCGTGAGCGTGGCGGTCTTGGACCATTGCTTGTTGGCCTGGTTCGCCCCGCTGCCGTCGGTCCAGGCGATCGAGACGGACGTGTTGACGTTGTCCTTGGCCGGGCCGATCGTGTTGGTGGTGGACGTCTCCAGGACGTCGATGCTGACGCCAATCGTCCCGCTGCACCCCATGCGTCAGCTCCTCTTGGTCTGCTCGCGGAGCCGCACCAGCATGGGGCGGATCCTCTCGATGGTGGGCTCGATCGACGGCCGGCGTTTGAGCTTCGGCGTGCCCCGCTGGAGGTAGCCGAAGTAAGAGGCGTCGGATCCGAATTTGATGCTGAGTTCCCAGGCCGGGGACGTGTTGATGTAGTAGCGTGCGTAGGCCCGACGCATCAGTTCGCCCGTCTGCTTGCGGGGCGGCTCGCCGGGCTTCGAGCGGTCGTGCTTCGAGCCCTGCACGGACAGGGTCCGCTTCATCTCGTCCTGCACGTACGGGATCACGGCGTTGGCGAAGCGGATCAGGTCGTCCTGGACCCGCTTGGGCGTCTGGGCGATCCTGTCGGCGAGGCTCATGATGCCAGCCTCATTTCGAGCGTCACGGACCCGGATCCCCGGATGAAGTCGCCCGTGACCTCCGAGCCCCACGCCGGCCGCGTGATCCGCATGTTGGTGACGCCGGCCGCCTTCATCGCCGTCTGCACGGCGGTGCGGGCGGTGGCATCGGCCGGGTACATGGCGCAATGGATCGCCTCCCACAGCTCCATCGAGGCGGTGCAGTCGCAGCCCCGGACCCACGTCTCGATGTCCAGCGTGATCGGGCAGGCGTGCGACGGGCGAAGCGGCGAATCGACGCCCGCGTTGCTCCAGTCCGACGGGCCGGGGGAGGGGGCGAGGCGGATGCACGGCACCTGGGCGTCAGAGGGCAAGTCGGTGCGGTCCCACTTCTCCCCGAGTCGAGCCCAGACCCTGGACGGGTCGCCCAGTTTCGACCGCACGTCCTTGTCCTGACGGAGCAGGTTGACGTACCACTGGTAGGCCGTCGCGATGATCGAGTCCCGCTTGGTCACGTCTTGATCCCCCTGGTGGGCCTGCCGCCTGGCCTGGCGTGCATCGTCGGCTGCGGCCCCGGCCTCTCGCCGATGGGCCTCGGACCCGGCCGTCGCTGGACGGGAACCCCCGCCGGTGCCCGCTCGGGCCTGGCGGGCTCACGCTTCGGCTTGCTGGCGGCCTTCGCCTTGCGTTTGGGGTGGTTGCGACGCCACCAGTCGAGGGCCTCGCGGGCGACCTTTCGTTCGCCGGCCGGGGTGAGGCCGATCACGTCCCGCTTGTAGGCCCCGATCACCACGCCGATGGCGTGGTAGCCGAGGATGGTGCCCCAGCCGTGGGACCACCAGATCGTGACGTGCGCGCCGCCGACGCTCATCCGCATGTAGCTGTGGCTGCGGGACTGCCTGTTGTGGGGCGTGAGCACCGGGCCGTTTGCCCCGTCATCGCGAGGCCGCTGTCGGGCTGGCATCTTCTCGCCGGTCTCGGCGTCGAGGGCCCGGTCGAGTTCCCAGTGCTTCCGCTCCATCGCGAGCTGGCCGAGCCGCTTCAAGTACGCCTTGCGGTCGGCGACCGACGCGGCGGCCCACTCGTCTGCGGCGGGCAGCGTGTCAACGCGGAACGAGTTCTCGGATGCCATCAGGCGTAAAGGGTGTCGGTGGTGCCGAGCTGGATGTAAACGTCGGGCTCGCCGTCCGCCGTCTCCGTGGTGTCGATCCGCAGGACGAGCGTGGCGGCCTTGCCCCGGGCCTGGGCGGCGTGGTAGGCGGCGAATTGCGAATACCCCGTGCCGCTGCCCACCGTGCCCGGCGTGAGCTTGGAGCGGAGCACCTCGGCCACGGCGTAGTGGGCCACGGCCCGGATCACGTCGTCGTCGAGGATGAGCCGGTCGTCGTCCAGCCACCCCTTGAGCGCGGTGTCCAGCTCGCCCCGCGTGTATCCGTAGCCGAGCAGGTGGTCGAGCGAGGTCTGCCGGTTGGCGATCACCGCGTTCGCCCGGTAGTGCTTCTGGGCGAGGTTGTCGAGCCACTTCCGGGCCTCGGCCCGCTGCTCCGCGAAGCCGATCTGGTCCTCGTCCGGGTCGGCGAGGTCGTCGAGCCACGGGGCCAGCCGCAGCATGTCCTCGTAGGTGCAGTAGGTCGGCTGGGCCGTGGCCGAGCCCGCCGTGGCCGTGAACCGGATGCGGCCGTCGAAGATCGTGACCGTCTTGCCGCCCTCGGCCGCCAGCACCTCGTAGCGGTACGTCCCCTCCGGGACGTCCGCCGTGTCGGCCGAGTCGAACGCCACCGCGAAGTAGCCGGTGGCCGCGTCCGTGGCGTCGCCCGTGATCGTGAGCAGGGCGGCACGGTCGTCGCCCGCCCAGACGTTGGCGGTCACGACGGCCGAGGAGGTCATGTCGTCGTAGGCGGTGCCGTCCTGCCGCCGGGCCTGGTGCCGGAACGTGCGGTCGGTGCCGATCTTGAGCTGGAGCGTCTCGCCGATGCGGGCCATCGTGGGGTCACTCCAGGGTCGTGAGGGTCATGAGCGGGTCGGGGCCGTCGTCGCCGGTGGACGGGTCCACCCACGTCGTGACCGTGAGGAACTCGTCCGGCGAGCCGATGCCGCCGGATGGCGAGGTGAGCGTGATCGTCACGGCCGCACCCAGGGAGATACTGGACGCGGCCGTGAAGCTCGTGGCCGTGGTCAGGGTGACCGCTGCGGACGCCCCGAGGGAGAGCGACGAGGCCGCCGCGAAGGCGATACCGGCGGACGTGAGTGTGACCGCTGCCGCCGAGCCGAGGCTGATGCTGGAGGCCGCCGAGAAGCTCGTGGGCGGCCCGACGATGGTCACCTGGGCGGCGGAGCCCAGCGAGATCGAGGATGCGGCCGAGAAGCTCGTGGCGGACGAGGCGAGCGTCACCGCCGCCGACGAGCCGAGGCTGATGCTCGACGCAGCAGAGAAGGACGTGGCGGTCGTCAGGGTGACGGCGGCCGACGAGCCGAGCACGATGCTCGACGAGGCCGCGAACGACATGCCCTGCGTGACGGTCGCCGAGGCACCGAGCGAGATGCTCGACGCGGCGGAGAACTCGATCGTCGGCGAGGTGAGCGTGACGGACGCCGCCGAGCCCAGCGAGAGGGCCGTGGACGCGGAGAACGACATCCCCTGGACGACGGTCGCCGCCGACCCGAGAGAGATCGACGACGCGGCCGTGAAACTGATGCCGCCCGATGCGGCCGGCGGGGAATAGAAGACGCGGCGTGGGGTGCGGAGGCTCGCGAACGGGTCACGCTGGAACTCCGCCATCAGCCCCGGGGGCAGGTAGCGGGACCAGAGGGCGATCCAGTTGACGTGGCCGTTGAGGGCACCCGAGCCGGTCGATCCGCAGCCGATGCGGACTGCCGAGGCCGAGGACGGCACCTGCACGAACGGGATCGACGACGCCGACGGGGCGACGCCCTCGACGCAGAGGTAGCCGAGCTGCTGATTGACCGAGACCGCACCGCCGATGACGCGGACATCGCCCGCGACGGGTGCACGGGACTCGATGAAGAAACCGCCGCCGGACCCGTTGTTGGTGTAGAACCGGGCCCCGGTGGACGGACCCTCGACGTCCAGGGCCCACTGGGAGCCACGGTTGCCGAGGAAAAAGTTGGTGAAGTTCGGGACGCTTTTGAGGTAGTACGACGCGGCGACCGAGACATCGCCACCGACACTGAAGTCCAGCGGGGCCGGCTGGCCGAGGTCGATGTATTGCGTGCTCGCGGCGGTGAAGTCCACGCCGTAGCCGCCGCCGGGGGCCCTGCTGGGCGTCCACAGCGGCCCCGAGGTGAGCGTGCCCTGTATCCCCGACACGAGGTCGGTGACCGTGAGCCCGCCCCCCTCGTGGAAGACGTAGAACGCCGCCAGGCCACGGGCGTGCGGGTGCGAGCGGTTGAGCCTCGGCACCCGCCCCGCTGGCTTGATCCCGGTGTAGGGCATGGATCAGTTGGCCTGCATGTATTCGGGCAGGAACTTGAGCGTGTTGCCGCTGGAGGCCGCCGTCTGGCCCGCATCGGTGCGGACGAAGAACTTGAGGTTGCAGCAGGGCAACGCCTCGGCCGAGACGTACCGCGAGAGCCGCTGGGCCGAGGTGGTTGCCCGCAACGGTAGCGTGGCCACGATCCGGGCGGCGGTGCTGTTGGCGTCGCCGTAGTTCGTGCCATCCGGGGCCGCGACCATGTAGACGTAGGCGGCCGATCCCGCCGTCGGATTGGTGCCGAACGTGATGTAGAGTTCCATCTCCCCGCCGAGGAACCCATTGTCGGTGGTGCTCGGGGTGTTGTTGAACACGGTGCCCGCCGCCGAGTCAGTCGCGGTGGCGAGCGAATTCAACTCGGAGCCGAGCAGGGCGGTGTTCGTCCCGACCTTCTTGTTCAGGAGCACGGTTGCCATCAGCTACGAGCCTCCGCGACGAGGGCCCCGATGCAGCGGTTGTAGCCCACGCCCTCGTGCTCGCAGCGGAAGCCGGGGAACGCGGCGGCGAACGGCGAAGGGGCGGGGCGGGTGACCGCGTGGGTGGCACCCAGGATCGCCAGCACGGCGGCCTTCTCATCGGCCGTGACGACGCCCCGCTGGGCGAACCTGGCGGCGTACAGGCCCACGGCCTGCCGGTCGTTGGCGTTGATCCTGGCGATGATCTCGGAGCCGAGCGGGTGGTCCATGATCGCGTCCTGGGCGGACGACGAGAGGACGCCCATCACGTCGGAGATGATGAACGGCGTCGGCACCTGGACCGACTCGGAGCCCGGGGCGTTGAGCCGGTTGGCGACGGTGTCGTTGTCCGCCTCGCCCGCCAGCCCCTCATCCGAGATGAGCTGGAGCAGGGCGGCCTTCTGCGTGTCGGTGAGCATGCTCATGTCAGCTCACCCCCAGGGCTTCTTTGACGAGGAGCGGGTGGCATTGCGACACGCCCACGCCGTCGATCACGCAGTAGAAATTGGGGATCGCCTGGGCGAACAGCGACGGCCCGGGGACGGTGGCCGACCACGCCGGGTCGGGCATCGTGGCCGAGGTCAGGGCCGTGAGCGTGCCCAGCTCGCCCTCGGTGAGCACGGCCCCCTTGGTCCACCACGCGATGACCTCGGCGACCTTGTCGTGGTCCTGCGCGTCCACGGCGGCCTTGAACTCGCCGGCCAGCCCGTCGCCGCTGATCTTGCCGATGGTGGACGCCTCCAGCCCCTCCGTGATCTGGGCGAAGCTGATCGCCTGCGGGATGTCGCCCTGCGGCGTCGGATTGGGGATCTGCTGGGGGGCGTTGAGGTAGTTGGACGTGGCGTCGAAGTCGAGGCTGCTGTCCTTGCCCGTGGCCCGGAGCAGGGTCTCCAGGGCCGAACGCTGGCTGAAGTTGAGATAGTTGGTGGCCATCGTCGCGTCTCCGTGAGGGGCCGGATCAGGCCGTGATGGTGCCGCTGGTGAGGGTCGCCGTGCCGCCCGAGGTGACGGACGAGGACGGGGACCACGTGATGTCCGCGTTCGGGACGGTGAAGATCGAGGTGGCACCCGATGTCTTGAACACGAGCTTGTCGGCGGTGCCCGTGGCGTTGTTGCTGCTGTCGGCCGTGGCCGTGAAGGTCATCGAGCCGGACGAGGGCGAGCCGAACGAGAGGCTGGTGAGGATGGCCAGGACGGTCCCGCCGCTGGCCTGGACCTCAACCGTGCCGCCCGCACCGACCGACGTGGAGAGGGCGGTCAACTGGGCGTTCTTTGCGGTCGTGTCGTTGATGGTGATGGCCACCGGCTGGGGCTCCTATGGCAAGGGGAGGGCGGCGACTGGGCGAGGTTCTGGGAGATCGAGGAGTGCGTCATCGACGCGGCCGAGGCCAAGGAATGGCGACCCTGTCACGTCGTCTGGATGTACACGGACGGGGCGACGGTGCGGAGCTACTCGGATCAGTTCCCTGAAAGGGCAGATGGCGAGATCGAGATAAGGGCCGAAACGGAGGATCAATTCCTGCCGCCGGGGGAGGGCCTCTGTTTCCCCGCCCACGCCTACGACCGACGCATCCAGGCGTATTCGCCGATCTCGGTCGAGCATGCCGTGGGGCTCGCCCGCGAGGAGTACGCGAGGCATCTGGAGCAGAGGAGGGCCGATGAGGAGCGGCTGGCGGCGGCTAACGCGAGCCTGCCTGCCTGATCTCGTCCCGGATCTTGTCGAACTGGTCCTGGAGCAACTGCGAGAGCGAGCCACGGAACTGGGCGATCTGGAGCGAGAGGGCCTCGACCTGATCGCGGGTGGCGTATTCGGATGGGAACGGCTCGGCGAACGTGGACTTGAGGATGGCGTCCACGCCGATCTCGTCGGCCAGGGCGTTGAGCTTGTCGGACTGGCTCATGGTGCCTCGGTGGGGCTGACGTGGGCCGGGGCCGCCCCTCCTGGGCAAGCCCCGGCCACGGGGCGGGATCAACGGCGGCCGTAGACCCGCAGGTAATCGACGCTCAGGGTCTCGGCGGTGGTCGAGCCGGCCTTGACGCCGACAACCGCGTGCATCAGGCCGAGGCCGGACAGGGCGATGGTCTGGGGCGTGTAGGCCACGCCGTTGATGTACGGGGTCACGATGCCGGTGGTCCCGTCGTTCGGGTCGAACTGGAGGCCGAGCCGGTACGTGGTGCCGCTGACGAAGGTCGCCAGGGTGGCGGTGGTCTGCGTGGACGAGGCGGAGGTCGTGAACTTGATGGACATGGTGCTGTCCACCTTGTAGAACAACGCCCCGTCGAAGGTGCCGGCCACGCCGCCGCCGTCGCTGGCGAGGATGCCGGTCGTGGTGATGGAGGAGAGGCCCATCACCCAGTTGGCGACGTTGGTCGCCCCTTCCGTGAGGACCAGCGAGCAGTCCAGGAAGAGGGGCTTGCCGGCCGCGAACTTGAACGGCCTGGAGGCCGTCGCGAGCAACTGGTAATCGTTGTCCGCACCGGCCGAGGGGATGTTGATCCAGCCGCCGGCCCCGAGCGAGGTGCTCAGGCCGAGCGTGCCGGTGGCACCGTCGTTGACCGACGACCAGAGGCCGTTGGTCGCGGCGGTGTTGAGGTTCAGGAAGTCATCATCCACGACCACGTAATTCTGGGGGTCGCTGATGTTGGGGAGCATCGAAGGCATTGTGGACCCCCTATCACTGGGTGGACGCGATGAGGATGTAGCCGAACCGCTTGGCGTCCTCGGTGAACACGGTGCCGTCGTGGAGCATCAGCCCACGCACGGCGGTGCCGAAGGTCAGCTCCTTGCGGATCGTCTCCATGTTGCGGAGCTGGCTGGCGTAGGTGATCGGCTTGCCCTGCCCGAACTGGCAGTAGCGGCCGGTCCCGGTGGTCGGGACGGCGGTGCTCATGTAGAGCTTGAAGCCGGCCACGGTGCCGAAGTAGCCGGGGGTCATCGGGGCGGCCCCGATCTTCCCGTCCATCACCGTGGCGTCGCCGCCGTCGGTGCTCCGGATCGTGTACGTGGTGTCCTTCTGCAGGAACGCCTTGAACGTCGGGGTGACGACGGCCCAGCGGTCCTCGTAGGGGACATTCTGCTCGTCGAGCGTCTTCGAGGCGTCCACCAGGATCGTGTAGGCGTTGGAGGCCGACACGGTGTAGGCGGAGCCCGAGTTGGTGACGCGGTTGGAGCTGTTGGTGAGCGAGTAGTACGAGAGGAGCTTGCGCTCGATCTCGTTGTTCAGGGCGACGGCCGCCCGCTGGGTGTAGCCGGACAGGGCGTCGATGTCGTTCTGCACGGCGTCGAGGTCGTCCAGCACGATCTCGAAGCCCTTGGCGTCGTTGATCGTGAGGGTTTCCTTGATCGGCACCATGTCCGAGCTGGTGATGCCGCCGCCCCGGGTGTACGCGAACAGGTTCACGTTCCCGAAGGTCCGGACGTTGACGGTGTCGCCCTGCTGGCGGATCTCGCCCTCGTAGTTGCGATTCGCCATCGGCAGCATCACGTTCATCTGGTCGATCTTCTCGATGATGTTTCGAGACCAGATTTCCGGGATGAAAGCGTCGAGATTGTTGGCCATCGTGACCGCCTCCTATGGGCGGCTGGGGCCTCGGCCGGCTACGCGATGCGGTAGGGGTTGGCGTCGCGTGGGCTGACCTTGGCCTGCGTCCCGGCCGGCACGGCGTCCTCGGCTCGCGGGGGCTGTCCGCCGCGTTCGAGTCCCGGGCCGCGTCTGGGAGCGACTGCGGTCTTCGGGGTTGCCCCGCCCGGGGCCGACTTTGAGTCGTCCGACTCGTTCGCCACCGGCTTGGCCAGGTAGCGCCTGGACTCGACGAGTCCCTTCAATGCCTGGGAGATCGCGGCCTCGTCAGGCTCGTCCCCCTCGGCCTTGTAGCCGCTGAGATCCCACGCGTCGTCGATCGCGTCGGGGTTGAGTTGGTCCAGGGCCAGCTTCCGGAACGCGGACTTGTGCTTGTCCTGCCGGATCTGGTCCTTGAGCGTGTTCAGTTCGGCGAGGTGCTCGCTCGGGGCCGCCTCGTACTTGCCCTTCCAGTCGTCGCGTTCCGTCTCGACGGCGGTCAGGGCCTCGTCGGCTTCGAGGGCGAGCTGCTCGTGCTCCTCCTGGAGCGTGGCGAGCTGCGTCTCCAGGTCGCCCCTGGCGGCCACGGCGGCGTCGCGTTCGGCGACGGCCGTCTTCAGTTCGGCTTCGAGGTCGCGGATGCGGTGCTTCCGCTGCGTGGCCTGGGCCACGACCTTCTGGTACTCGGCGAAGCTGATGGTCTCGCTCATACGGTCCTTGCGCACGGGGTCTGGCGTGGCCCCGTGGCCGGGGTCCGCTGGGGTGATGTCGGGTTGGTCGGGCATGGGATCAGTTGACGACGCGGGCCTGGGTCCACTTGCCGCCGGCCGAGAACATCGCGGACAGCCTCTCGAACCGGCCCACGTTGGCCGTGGCGGCGGCCTGGTATTTCTGGGCCTTGGCGAGATACTTCTCGCCCTTCCCCTGCCCGAGGGCCTTGGCCTTGTCGGCGTTCTTGCCGGCGTTGCGGCGTGCGGCGTCGTATCGCTTCTTGGCCCGCTCAGCGAGGCGGCCGGCACGGGCCCAGTCGGACCCGCCCTTGACCACCTCGCGGTACAACGCCGCCTGTTCCTTCAGTGACGGCTTGGGCTTCTCGACAGGAGGGCCGGACTTGACGGTCGGCAGCCCCGACTTGATCGCCGGCAGCGATGCCTTGCGTGGCGTGTACGGCTCGGCCGAGTTGCGGCTGAGGTACGCCAGGCGGGACGAGCCCTCGGTGATCGAGGCGGCCTTGAGGCTGGGCGAGATCGACCCGGCGGCCCCCTCGAACGAGTCGAGCGAGTAGCGGCCCTGGACCCGCTGGCTGCGGAGCCGCTGATTGAACTCGTCCGCCTTGTACGGCAGGGCGGCCCGCACGGCGTCCAGCCCCTGGAAGTTCTTGCCCTTCGGCCCGTCCAGCTTGGTGAACGCCCGGTCGAGCCGGTTGCCGAACAGGCGGTCCTTGGCGGCCTGCACGGCGGCCTGACGCTCCGGGGTGGACC